ATGCTAAATGTAAGGTTTGATTCAGAAAAGGCTTTAGAGGCCATTCTGTACGTCGCCTCTAAAGCACCGATCCCAGATATCTATCATGTCGGAAAAATTCTTTATTATGCTGACAGGTTTCACCTTGAAAGTTTTGGACGCCTCATAACGGGCGATCACTATAACGCTATGAAGGATGGGCCTGTAGCAAGCAACACATACGATATTATAAAAATTGCTCGTGGAGATGGACGTTACATTCCTAATGGTTGTGATGTCGATTCTGTGCGAAAAGCATTTTCTGTATCAGGTATGACGATTGTGCCGAGCCGTGAAGCTGATGAAGACTTTTTTAGTGACTCAGATTTAGAGTGTATTGATAAGTCTATCGCGATGCTTGGAAACATGTCCTTTGAAGCTATCAGAACCATGAGCCATGACGCGGCATGGGAACAGGCAGATCACAATGGTGAGATGTCTTTGGAATCGATAGTTGCACAGCTAAAAAATAGCAAATTAATACTGGATTATCTGAAGAACGGATATTGATACTTATGCTGGGTGATTGTTTCCCTCCTGATTTTAAGGCTAATTTTAGTCGTGAAAGAGGTATATCACCCGGTGATGTATTGTATCTTCATTGTGATTTTACGACCCCACCTAAAGTAAAATATATGGTGGTTGTTTGCTGTGAACCTCTTTTAGTTCTTCTAATAAATTCAGATATAAATGAATTTATTAAGAGAAACAATGATCTTATGGCTTTTCAGGGCGAAATTAATAGAGAGGACCATGATTTTCTTAAATGGGACTCATTTGTTAATTGCATTGAGGCTCATGCTGCTTTCGATCTTGAAATTATTAAAGAGAAAATAGCCATCCAATATGGTGACGTGCTAAAAGGTCGCATTACAGATCATTGTATGAGACAAGTTCGATGTGCAGTTGAGATATCTAAAACTATGGTTAAACGGCATAAAAAACTGATACTCGCTGCTCTTCAACATTATGAATAAACCCATCTTTGGATGGGTTTATTTATATTCTATTTAAATGAGCCTTTGTTTATGGGTTCTGACCCTTTCCCACTCAGCACGCCCTTCTTCTCGCCTTTTGTCTATGTATTCCGCAAGATCCTGAATATTGATGCAACGTTTTGCTTTTTGTGATGTGCCGATGCGATATGTTGGAACGGGCAACTTACAAGCGTTTGCTTTTGCTTCTGCCGTGGCTGGACTCATGCCAAAGTACTTTTGGCTAACTGCTGAGAGTTCAATGTTTGGGGTATTGAATTCAGCCATCAGTAAAAACAAGGTGTTCATAATTTTCTCCATCAAAACCGGCTGCACCCGGGAAAATCATAATTCTGTGCTGGTGGCAGGAATTAATTTCTGCCAGATAGCGGAAACATATTTTGCCTGATGACGGGCATCGGCCAGGGCGTTGTGCCGTTCGCCATCGAAAGGCATGTCCATTTTGGGGTCGAATCCGATGGAACGCCCAAGCGTAACGATCGTGCGTACATCGTGGTCATTCCAGTATGCCCACGGGCAAATTTGTCCTGCTCGCTCATAAGCTCCACGTAAAATTACGTTGTCGAAGGTGGCCCCGTTACCCCAGACTTTTAAATATTTCGTATTGTCTGCGTGCCGGTTAATGAAATGGTTTAGTTCTGAGAGAGCATCGCTGATCGACAAAGTATCATCAATACAGATTGCAGCTCGCGCTTCAGGGCTTTGTTTCAACCACCACAGGATGGTATCGCCGTCAGGTGTAGCTCCTTGCTTCATAGCACTGTCTAGGCTGACAACCGCATAGAATTCTTGTCCGATGTCTCCGGTTTCTGGAGTGAAGAACACCGCGCCAATGGAAACGATCGGTGCATCCTTATTTTTCCCCATCGTCTCAAGATCGATCATTAAGTTGTTCATCACTTCACCTCCTGCGGCGGTTCCGGTAGCCGCATCCAGTCGGTTACATTGCGACTCTGTGTTTCGAAATATTCATCACCATTGCGGACAATATCGAAAAACTCTCCGTCTCGATATTGCGCATAAAGAACGAATGCGCCATCACATAAAATAATTACGTGCTGACCATCATCTGGCATTCGCTCACTACAGCTTATCCAACCATCCGGAGTTACCGGATAGTTGACAGCCAGTCTGCGCAAAACAGCCTTAACAGCCTCAATACGGTCATCATCAACTTTTTCTACAATATTGGAATTTAAATACTTCGAAGCCTTGCTATGCCAATCGCTGGTTTTAGGGTCTTGTCCATCCATCAAACGCCAAGCTTCAGCGATTAACTCATAGCCAGTAACAGTGGCTTCCTGCGCATCACCAATCAGTTGTGTGATCTCTCTTTCAAGCATGCTTAGAGCGTTAGGCATTGGTTTTTCTTCCGGTACTACTGGAACGGGGGGAGCGGCGTAGACCTCAATAATTCCATTATCAATAGGCCATTCTCCATCCTTGAGGTAGTCACTTGTGCCGTCAACTTGCTGTTCTGCAATGTGGAATGCACCTATTGGTTTTGCTTCCAACGATGCCAGTGCAATCCGTGCCAGTTCTTCCGCTTCTTCTGCTGGCAGTACAACGTTGCTACCAGGTCCGTATGTTTCGCGCCACTGCTTGATTGTCAGCAGTCGCTCTTTGGTAATAGTGGTCATGTGTTACTCCTTAACCCGCTGTGCTTTCAACTGACGAGGGGAACAAAATCTTTTCTTCAAATCCGGCATTCATATCATGGACAGCAACACACCAATCCATTGACGAACGATTATCAAGAGCCTCCATGATTTCATCCATGCGGCGCAGGTCATACAGGTAAATGCTTTTATCGCCAATGGTGTAAAAACCAATTTTTTTCGGTGATGGGCAGCGATCAAGAACGTCCTGTAATTCGCTCAACCATGCTTGTTCTTTTTTTGTCAAAGTTGCCATATCACTCTCCTTTGATGCGAATGTCAGCGACGCGTAATGCGTGTTCTAGGTCAATCAGGTAAAGCCAACTGCCATTTTCTTTAGGTATCATGACTTGTCGCTCATCTGCATTTATCGGGTGTCCATATCGAAGGTCGTAGCGAGTCGGTAATTGAACTTCCCGCGCTTCCAGTTCAGCAATACGCTTGCACCCATCAGAGATAACACCTTCGTAATACTCACGCTGCTCGTTGAGTTTTGATTTTGCTTCCTCAAGCTCAACGCGCAACTTCCCTACCGTTAGCGCAATATCCTCGTTCTCCTGGTCGCGGCGTTTTATGTATTGCTGGTTCCTTTCCCGTTCATCCAGCAGCGCCAAGACGGTAGCCGGATTGGCTGCGGCGATGAATTCAGCATTGGCCTGCTGTTCCATTTGGAAATCTTCATCGAAACCGCTTTCTGGATGCGCTCCTTCAATTCTGCAAATGGGAATATATCCAGCAGCCTCGCGATGAATTAGTGCATCATCACCATCAAATCGGCCCTCTCCATATTCGAGCGACCACACACCACTCGTTGCTTTCTCTGCCTTTTCACGCAGTGCCTGATAGTCAATTGTCATTCTCGCCATCCTTCACAGTTGTAATCACTACAGCCTTCAAAATCATATGGGCTGTACTGCCAGGTTATTTTTCCGCAATGCGGACAATTCCAACGCACCTTCCCGCTTCGCGACTTCTTTCTTCTGTTCTGCTCTTTCAACCAGTCAGGCATGACCAAACCTGCGCCCTGAACCATTGTTCTGCGGTTAAAGTTATTGATATTGAACGTCCGGCGCTTTGCTGCATCAGCAATGGAAAATGGCAACCAAACTATTCCTGGTTCGTTTTTGTTGGCGACGCTAAAGATGGTCGCTTTACTGAAGTCATCTGTTGGCAATCCACCGTGTTGAAGCCAGTAAACATCGTTGCCGTTCCAGCTACCTTTTTTGTAGGCCACATACGCAGTGCAATCTGGCTCAATCAGGTTTTCTGTAGGGATGTACTGGCAATCAACGTGCCACACTGCCATTGTATCCACACTATCGGCACAAACAGGCTGATCTATATCTCGCCCACAATTCCAGGCTTTTTGGGCTTCTTCCAGCGTGTAAACATGAGCGCGATCGATATCAGAACTGTAACCATTGCCGTTATGGCAATGGAATGAAGCGTTATTACCCACAGTTTCACGCGAGCACATCATGTAAAAACGGTTACTCACTGGCTGCCTCCTTTGCGGATCTGCGCTGCGATGCGCGAAAAAAAAGACTCCCGCGTATGACTGTTAAGAGCTGGCGCGAACGCTGCGTTAAGAACGGCAGCATCACAGCCGTCATCGATATAGAGCGCAATTTTTTTCTCCAGGCGCGCTTTGGCTTCCTGCAACTGCATACCCCGGCACGCACGCGGGATATACTCAGCAATTTGAGCGATAGATTTTTCGTTCTGTTTAAACATGCTTCACCTCGATAGGCTTGATGGTGTCGATCAGTAGTCGGCGGCGCGTATTTTCTGCAAAGTGGCGGCGTCCGGTTTCTTTGTGGTAAAACTCGTTTTTGCCGACGACCCACATCCGCTCTGTCTGGTGAAGTTTTTTTACCTGCGGGCCGTCTTTGGTGATCACAATGCCGGTATGGGTTTTTACGATTGTCATGCCACCACCTCTTCGAATTTCAATTCCAATTGATCCCCCCAGATTTCACATGACTCTGAACACGAGCCGGTATCGAATCGCCTGGCTTGCACCATCGCCTGATACAAATTTCTGTAGTCGCTGTCGGCATACATTCTGGCAATCCCGTCAAGGCTCAGATGACCACGGTACATAACGTCTTTATTTGTCTTTCGGTGACCATCCCGGACGTGTTTACCTGTAACCAGCTCATTAAAAACTCGCATCAGACCAGGTTCGTCTTTACATGCAAGCCCCAGCTTTTGCGTGGACTTTTTGATGCAGAAAACACAGTTCCCGAGGTGCTCCGGGATTTGCAAATCAAAAGGTTGTTTATGCCACCACCGGATAACATCCGACTTATCAAAATCAGATAGCTCGGCAAGATACCGGACGCCCGATTTCGGTTTCAGCCTACGAGGTTCGTCTGCACGAATACCCAGCCATGTGATGTAATTCCCTCGTCCGAAATGGTCATCGCAGTATTTTGTGAAGGGGGTGAGTTTTAATCTGTCAGTGCAGAACGCGCCGCCGATGTATGGCGTGCCATATTTTTTTACCATGTCCATAAACGGTTTAAGCACCGGCATTCGTGTCTGAATATCCTTTGGTTCCCATTCCGTATAACCATTTGGCTGCCCAAGCTCTGGATTTATATCGACCTGCAACACAGTTAGCGGTATGCCCCAGAACTTCACAACCTCCCGAATAAAGCGGTATGTCAGCGGATGTTCGCAACCGGTATCCATAAAGATGTAGCAGACGTTATTTCCAGTCTTTCTTTGTTCTTCCATCAGGTGAACAAGATATGCAGATGTTTTCCCGCCAGAAAAACTAACTACATGAGTTATGCACATTTGCGTAATTCCGATAACTCGTTAAAACGTTCCATAAACATCCCGTAGGCATGGCCTGGTGACAGTGGAATAACTTTGAACATCTCTGTTGCCGGGATGCCTTCCAGTACAGGCCAGAAAGAGCCATCATCAAGCCCGAGATCGCGGCGTTCGGTTGCCAGCATAATGAGATCGGCATATTTCACTGGCGTGCTCATAACAGGAGGTAACCCGTATTTCTCACGGATTACGGCGTCTATTTTTTCTTCCATCCGTTTATAGTCAGGAAGAAGTCGTTTCAGTGGCGCGGGGATGTCCTGGCAATATGCTTCTGTTGCATCATGCATTAACGCTTCGAAAGCAAACTCCTGCGGTACCAGCTGGCTGCAAAGCACCGCATGTTGGGCGACGCTGTAGAAGTGTGAAAGATGCCCTGCAAAGCGACAGATATTTGAGAGGGAAACTGCGATATCGTTAATCACGATGTCGTCTTTATTTATCTTGTCATAATAAAAATGCTTCCCGGAAAAAGTTTTAATAAATGACATTTTGTTCTCCACGTATATGCGCTGCACCGCGCTGAATTCTGGTAAAAGGAAGCTCTCACCATCCGGTGATTATTGAGTTAATTACGTTTCCATAAATGCCCCCGCAGGGGCATTTGCAGTAATGAAATCAGGCGGTGAAAGTACCAATAAAGGTTTCGACTTTGCTGTCTTTGAATTTCTCAACAAGCAGATCACGAAATTCGTTAGCCATTTCTTCCTGCACCGCTTCCAGCTGAATAATGCGCAGAACCAGTACAGGACGATCGCCAGTGATAATGCTGAGGCGTAATTTAAACGGACGTTCTTTCAGGCCTTCAAACGGAACGCATTTAAATTCAAATGCCACTGGCATAATGTCTTTGGTCTTCGCTTCGACTGACTCCATCAGGGAGCGTTTGCCGCTGAAGTCATTATCTTCAAAATCAGCTGTCTGGTTCGCTTCAATTGTGATTTTACGAATCGCCGCAGCCGCTTTGGTTGCCTGAATGGCGTCACCATTAGCATCAAAGCCCACAAGGTAGTCGGCCCAGTCTTCAATCCATTCTGCCAGTGACTTCTGGGAGTTACGCTCGCCGTTAACAGACAACAGGGCAGAAAACGGTGCTGTCTTTTTCAGTTTGAGAGTGGCGGTGTTATCTGCGTGACCTGGTTCATCGATAGTACCCAGGTTAAGTACACTGACGGCACGCATATTATCGGCGTCGATAAAGCAGCGGGTGCCTTCATCTGCAAGATCTTTAGAATAACGGGTAAAGTCATCGATGCTGGCAGTGGAAAGCGCACCACGGAAACGGAAGCGATTTAAATTAAATTTTTCCAGATCATGAATGCGGAAATTCTCAGGCAATGCCACAGCATCGGCACCAATCTTACTGATAATTTCATTAACACCCTGAGCAGAAATAAGAGCATGGATTTGATTAATTGCGGTTGCGTCTAAGTTCTGAGACATAATAAGTCCTCACTATATAAAGATATTCAGTGATGAGATAAATAATCAGTTAATTAAGAACGATATTAATGACCTGCTGCGCGGAGTTTTCCGTCAGGTTCACCGGCAAGAGTCAGTAATTGTCCCTGGTCTTCCTGCAGAATAGTCAGGCGACCACCGCGATTGACATACATCGGCGTTTCGGTGGTGTCTTCTTCAGAAATTTTCCCGCGGTTAGTCGGGCGAACATATGAGAGTTTGTGTTTGATTTTCACACGGTTCTCATCAAATGGTTCGATTTCCAGGTTGAGTGAGACCTTACCTTTGGTTTTCGTGTTCATCACACCTGAAGCGACTTCACTGAGAACTGCGCCGATTTTGGTTTCAAATACGCCGCCGTCCAACTCCCCGATAAATGCCTGCACATCAGTACTGCGTTCGCTAGCCATTTTGCTGCTCCTCATCATATCGACCCTGCAAGGTCGGTTGGTTTCTCCACAAAACAGAGAAGAACACCTGCGGTGGCAGCCGCCCGGATGGATTGGGTTATGAGCCCGTCGTCCGGTGATGCTCTTCTCTGTTTTGTAAAAAGAGCGGTACCAGCCGGAAGCAAGTGCACAAACTGGTACCGCCAAAGCAGTGGCTGTTGTGGTGGGGTTGTCACTCAGGCGTATGGTCAACCTGACAATCCGGTGTCCTCAAGGGGGAAAGAGTACCCCCGCCATACTTACCGCCGCGCCATTTCGCGGATTACCACAACGCTGAGAGCACTTAGCCAGTTACGGCACCACACTTTGTCGCGGCTCCATAAATGCCCTCATCGTTGCACCCTGGTCTCTTCCCAGGCGTCAAACCGAATCGCCACGCTGGTTAGGCGTCTTATCAGCATCCTCATTGACTTGCACATTCCGGCTACCTGGTTTGTTTGCCCGAGCAAGGAGTGGATTGTCCCCTTTAACGTCCCCAGACCGCTAACGACGCATGTGCCATACGCCGTGTTACAAGCAAATTTTGTTTAATCTTGCCTGTGGCATGTTTCTTTTAGATACATTATGTATCTCAAGGGTACATTGTCAAGTATAAAAAAACCTGCCGAAGCAGGTTATAAATATTGATTAGGCCTTTATTTTGTATCTTCTTGGTTTTCCTGAGAAAATTACTGTACCAATTATAGAGCAATTACCGTTAATCTTAATGTAAGGCTCAGGCCAGTTTGGGTTTAATGCTTTGAGATAACGCTGTGTTCCATCTTCTATCAACCGCTTGAAGGTGGTTTCGCCTGTATCGTGCATCAATGCAATAACGTCGTCACCGTGGCAGGCAGGGACTTCAGGATCAACAAAAATCATGTCTCCCGGGCGGTACTCATCAATCATTGAATCACCAATCACCCGCAAGATATAAGTCATTTCGCCACAGGGTACAGGGCAGGGATAAGTTTCTGCTGTGCTCAAATCAACCTCAGAATAGCCAACTTCTTTCCATGCTCCGGCCTGTACCCATGATATGACAGGGACTAACGTTATTTGTTTGTTAGTAATTGAAACATCAGGTTTTTTTGTGATGTTTGTTGTCTGGTGTTCTTGATCAAGCCATCCGACAGGCAGGTCGAAACATTTTTCGATGTGCCGTGCCATGCTGTCACCGATATTTTTAGTAGCACCATCTCCCATAAACCTGCTGGTCTGGGTTGGCTCGCGATCAATCATGGTGGCAAAGGAAGAATTCCCGCCAACACCATCTCTCAGTTTTCTGGCGTTAGACCGCCGGATGTCATGGACTGTTTTCATAACGAAATTAAAACCTTTGTACCGATAGGGTACAAGTATCTTGAAGGTTCATCTCAATCATGTAATATGTATATCGGAGGTACATATTGTATGAAAGCGTATTGGGACTCTTTAACCAAAGAACAGCAGGGCGAGTTGGCCGGAAAAGTTGGCTCAACACCAGGCTACTTACGGCTGGTTTTCAATGGTTATAAAAAAGCCAGTTTTGTGTTGGCTAAAAAACTTGAGCAATGCACGTCAGGTGCAATTACGAAATCTGACTTAAGACCGGATATCTATCCGAAAGATTAACAGAACACCTTCAATTTTTAACCACAGAACGATGAGGCTAACCGTGGGTAAGCATCACTGGAAAGTAGAAAAACAGCCTGAGTGGTACGTGAAAGCTGTCAGAAAAACTATCGCGGCGTTGCCGGGGGGTTACGCTGAAGCTGCTGAGTGGCTGGATGTAACAGAGAACGCTTTATTCAACCGCCTTCGTGCAGATGGCGATCAGATTTTCCCGCTGGGATGGGCAATGATTTTACAGCGCGCGGCTGGCACTCACTACATTGCGGATGCTGTCGCACAGTCTGCTGGTGGGGTGTTTGTATCGCTTCCTGAAATTGAGGAAGTAGAGAACGCCGATATAAACCAGCGCCTGCTGGAAGTCATCGAACAGATCGGGAGTTACTCAAAGCAGATTCGTTCGGCAATCGAAGATGGGGTAGTGGAGCCACACGAGCAGACAGCAATTAATGATGAGTTGTATCTGTCAATTTCGAAGCTCCAGGAGCATGCAGCACTGGTCTACAAAATCTTTTGCGCTCCAGAAAAGAGTGACGCCCGCGAGTGTGCAGCTCCGGGCGTCGTGGCGTTTTGTGTCTGTGGAGAAACTAACGCATGAACAGTTTAACGGCAAATAACCGTTTGTCGCAACAGCTGGTGGTCAGTGTCGCTGAACACCTGTTGTTACGGCATGAATGCAGATTACCAAATCACCTGGCTGTAAGTAACCACAGAGAACTTTACCTGACTGTGGGGGGCGAGTTGTGCAGGAACTTAACCGCTGGTTTCGTGATGGAAGAGGGCTTTATGTCCATGTTATTCGTTGGGAGCCAGAAACTCAGCGCGTTATCTATCTTCGCAAAGACTACCCGCATGAGTGCTTTAGTCCTTTGTGGAAATTCAGGCGTGATTTTGTTGAGTGTGAAGGACCACCAGCACATTGATTCTGCCATTCCGGGACGTTACACTGTTCAGGCACCTTATAAAGCGGGTGCCGGGATTGGCGTCCTGAAATTGATTACTGAGCATAACCGCGCTCATGCGGTTTTTTCGTGTCATGAGCATTGCTACGCCCAAATTATGGTGGGGCGTACAGGGCCGACTTCGGTCGGGCCGGGTTCGGTAGTCTCCGGTAACGCCAACCCTGTACGTCTCACCACCTCTGTGATTGGCGTCCCATGTGGTGAGTTTTCTAAAAAACTGACTACCGGGGCTGTCACTATGACTACTCTCCCAACCCTCTCTCAACCTGAAATTGCCATCGTTGATGGTCAGGCTGTTACATCTTCTTTGGCTGTTGCTGACTTCTTCTCTAAACGTCATGACGATGTTCTGAAAAAGATTCGCATTTTGGATTGTTCTCCAGAGTTTTGTGCCCGCAATTTTGCGGAGACATCAATTTTGGTACGCCAGCCCAACGGCGGTACTCGCAAACTACCTTGCTATCAAATAACCCGCGATGGCTTTGCGTTTCTTGCTATGGGTTTCACGGGTAAACGTGCTGCCCAGTTCAAAGAGGCATACATCAATGCCTTTAACCAGATGGAGAAACAGCTTTCAAAGCCCGCTGTACCGAGCGACGTTGCACATAACGCCAGTGTTCTCTATTCCTACATTTCATCAATTCATCAGGTCTGGTTGCAGCAGCTTTATCCCATGCTGGAAAAAGCTGAATCACCTCTGGCTGTAAGTCTGTATGACCGAATTAACGATGCGGCATTTCTTGCCCGTCTTATTCATTCGTCGCTGAACTCTTCAGAGGTAAGGGGGCGCAAATGATCCGGAATATTTTCAAACGATTTACCAATCAGACTTTCCGTTGTCCTCGCCCCGGTCAGTGGTACACCACGCCTGCAGGGCATGTTCTACGTGTTAGCCTGGTGGACCGTGAATGTCAGAAGGTGATTTGTGAACCGCTGGGTCGTAATTACCGCGTCAGTATGCCGCTTATAGCCTTTCGCTCCGGAAAAAACATGAAGCATCTCGGAGGTGCGGCATGAGCCTGTTAATGACATCCCAGCCCATTGTGATAAATCGTGATCTTGCATGTCGTATTGGTCTGAATGAGGCAATTGTGTTGCAGCAGCTTCATTACTGGCTGAATGAAACGAATTCAGGCACTGAGCATGGCGGAATTCGCTGGGTTTATAACACGACAGAACAGTGGCTGGAGCAGTTTCCGTTCTGGTCAGAGTCCACTCTGAAACGCACATTTGCAAGCCTGAAATCACTTGGGGTTTTGCGTCGCGAGCAACTCAATAAATCGAAGCGTGACATGACCAACTTCTACACGATCAACTATGAAAGTGAGCTTTTAGAAGAGGTCAAAGTGAACGAATCCATCAGGTCAAAATGCACTTCTCCATCGGGTCAAAGTGACCTGATGGATGGGCGCAAAATGACACGATCCATTGGTTCAAAACGACACGCTGTCATCGGGTCAAAATGGCCCAATGATCTTACAGAGAATACAACAGAGATTACTACAGAGAATAAAACCTCTTCTCGTCCGGACGCTTCGCAACCGGACACGCAAACGGCTGAACAGGAGTTTTTAACTCGCCATCCTGATGCGGTTGTATTCAGCCCTAAAAAGCGCCAGTGGGGAACGCAGGATGATTTGACCTGCGCACAGTGTCTCTGGAAAAAAATCATCGCCCTGTACGAGCAGGCCGCCGAATGTGACGGCGAGGTGGTTCGTCCCAAAGAACCGAACTGGACAGCATGGGCAAACGAAATTCGCCTGATGTGTGTGCAGGATGGTCGTACTCACAAACAAATCTGCGAAATGTACAGCCGCGTCAGCCGTGATCCGTTCTGGTGCCGTAACGTGCTCAGCCCGTCGAAGTTGCGGGAAAAATGGGATGAGCTTTCCCTGCGCTTATCGCCGTCCGTCAGCACGCACACAGAAAAACGTGAAGACCCGTACTTCAAAGCCAGTTACGACAACGTGGACTACAGCCAGATCCCGGTAGGATTCAGGGGGTGATCATGAGTCTTTTGAATGAAGTTCAGAAATTCATTGAAGCCCATCCGGGGTGTACTTCCGGAGACATTGCGGATGCTTTTGCTGGTTACTCACGGCAGCGCGTTCTGCAGTCAGCAAGCAAGTTACGTCAGAGTGGGCGTGTGGCTCACCGTTGTGAAGGAGATACACGCAGACATTTCCCACGCCTGACTGAGAGAGCGCAGGAGCCGGAACCACAACCAGTTCGTGAAACCAGACCTGTGCGCAATTTCTATGTCGGCACTAACGATCCCCGGGTGATTTTGTGCCTGACCCGCCAGGCTGAAGAACTGGAGTCAAGGGGCTTATACCGTCGTGCTGCAACCGTGTGGATGGCGGCATTCCGTGAAAGCCACTCCCAGCCAGAACGAAACAATTTTCTGGCGCGTCGTGAGCGGTGCTTACGGAAAAGCAGCAAGCGAGCTGTATCGGGTGATGAGTGGTATCTGTCAGGGAATTACGTGGGGGCTTAATGAGTAATAAATATTGCCAGGAGCTGGTGGAACTGCGGAACAAACCAGCCCATGAACTGAAGGAAGTGGGTGATCAGTGGTGCACGCCGGACAACATTTTCTGGGGAATTAACACCCTGTTTGGCCCGTTTGTTCTGGATCTGTTCACTGACGGTGATAACGCCAAATGTGCCGCGTATTACACGGCGGAAGACAACGCGCTGGCGCATGACTGGTCAGAACGCCTTGCGGGGCTTAAAGGTGCTGCCTTTGGTAATCCTCCATACAGCCGCGCCAGTCAACATGATGGGCAATACATCACCGGCATGCGTTACATCATGAAACATGCCAGTGCCATGCGTGATAAGGGCGGGCGCTATGTTTTCCTGATCAAAGCTGCCACCAGCGAAGTGTGGTGGCCGGAATATGCAGATCATATTGCTTTTATTCGTGGGCGTATTGGTTTTGAACTGCCTGTCTGGTTTATCCCGAAAGACGAGAAGCAGGTACCGACAGGAGCTTTTTTCGCTGGTGCTATTGCTGTTTTTGACAAGACCTGGAAGGGACCGGCAATCAGCTACATCGGGCGCGATGAACTTGAGGCATGTGGTGAGGCGTTTCTGGCGCAGGTTCGCCAGCAGGCGGAAAAACTGGTCAGGGAGATGGCGGCATGACGACGTTAACTCAATGCCAGCAGCAGGTGCTGGATATGCTGATTTCTTATCAGAAAGAACGTGGCTTCCCGCCAACCAATCAGGAGGTGGCAACCATGCTGGGATACCGTTCAGTGAATACAGCGGTGGAGCATCTTCGCGCACTGGAGAAAAAAGGCGTCATCACGATAAAGCGTGGCGTGGCCCGGGGGATCACGCTTCATACCGCGGTGAAGGACGACGACAGCGAGGCGGTCGGGATTATCCGCGCACTGCTTGCCGGTGAGGAAAACGCCAGGCTGCGTGCAGCCTACTGGTTACATGAGAGGGGCCTGAAAGTATGAAGCTGATTCTGCCTTTTCCGCCCAGCGTGAACACGTACTGGCGACACCCCAACAAAGGGGCGTTTGCAGGTAAGAGCCTGATAAGCGCGGCGGGGCGCAAATTCCAGAGCGCGGCGTGTGCAGCAATAGTTGAGCAGTTACGTCGTCTGCCAAAACCAACGTCGGCACCTGCTTCAGTGGAGATCGTGTTGTTTCCTCCGGATAACCGGATCCGCGATCTGGACAACTATAACAAGGCGCTGTTTGACGCCCTGACCCACGCGGGTGTGTGGGAAGACGACAGCCAGGTGAAAAGAATGCTGGTGGAGTGGGGACCGGTTATCCCGGAAGGGAAGGTCGAGATCACTATCAGTAAGTACGAGAAAACGGCGGGTGCAGCCGCCTGATCAAGAGGAGAAACGAAGTATGAATAATCTGATGGTCATTGATGGTATTGAAGTTCGTCGTGATGCTTATGGGCGTTACAGCCTGAACGATCTGCATAGGGCTGCTGGTTCTCTGGATAAGCATAAGCCTGCATTCTGGCTCCGCAATGAGCAAACTGAGCGTTTAATAAGCGAGTTGCAGATTTGCAACTCGGTCAATATAGAGCCAGTTAACGTTATTCGTGGCGGAAATAACCAGGGGACGTATGTCTGCAAAGAACTGGTGTATGCCTATGCAATGTGGATCAGCCCGTCATTCCATCTGAAGGTGATCCGTACTTTCGACATGGTAACCAGCGCACCGGAAAAATTATCCGGACAGGCTGCTGACAAGATGCAGGCTGGCGTGATCCTGCTGGACTTTATGCGCCGGGAATTAAATCTGTCTAACTCATCAGTGCTTGGAGCCTGTCAGAAGCTTCAGGAGGCTGTTGGCTTACCGAATCTGGCACCGCGCTATGCCATTGATGCTCCTGCTGACGCGCCTGATGGCTCAAGTCGCCCCACGCTGTCGCTGAGTGCACTGCTGAAGCAGTATGGTATCCGCCTGACGGCTAATCAGGCATATCACCAGATGGTGAAGCTGGGGATCGTTGAACAACGCGAACGATACAGCCGTACCGCGATTAACAACATCAAAAAATTCTGGTCGCTGACCGCGAAAGGCTGCATGTTCGGCAAGAACATCACCAGTCCTGCAAATCCGCGCGAGACGCAGCCGCATTTCTTCGAATCCCGATTTCCTGAGCTGTTAAAGCTGCTCGATACCGTTCATTGAGGTGACTGTGAGAGCACTACTGACCCCTGAAATTGCCCCGCGTATGGGGATCGTATTGTTCAGGCCAGGTTCAGAGCTGATGCCCCTGTTTATGCAGGGGCGTGTCCTGCTGGAGCCTGAGCCGGAGCGTTATTCATCTTTCGCCAGTGGTGCCGTTCCGGCGGCATCACAACCGCTGGCGGATGATCCTGCCGTTCGGGCCGTGTTCCGCAATGAGGCAGTGATCCGTCGTGCTGGTGGTGTGGAATGTCTTGAAAGCTGGTTACTTCGTGAAAAGGGCTGTCAGTGGCCTCATTCCGGCTGGCACAGCGAGAACATGACAACAATGCGACACGCGCCGGGCGCAATCCGTCTGTGCTGGCACTGCGATAACCAGTTGCGCGATCAGTTCACGGAACGGCTGGAATCAATGGCAACGGATAACTGTGCCCGCTGGGTGTTGTCTGTTGTGCGTCGGGATCTCGGTTTTGATGACAGTCACGTTGTGACAATGCCTGAACTGTGCTGGTGGCTGATTCGTAATGATCTGGCGGATGCCTTACCGGAAAGTGCAGCCCGTAAGGCACTGAGATTACCGAAGCCTGTTGTGCCGTCTGTCACCCGGGAAAGTGATCTTGTGCCTTCGGTTCCTGCCACCAGCATCATCCAGGATAAAGCGAAAAAGGTGCTGGCGCTGAAAGTGGATCCGGAGTCGCCGGAGTCTTTTATGTTACGCCCAAAACGTCGCCGCTGGGTTAATGAAAAGTACACGCGCTGGGTTAAGACGCAGCCGTGCGCATGTTGCGGAAAGCCTGCTGATGATGCCCACCACCTGATTGGTCATGGTCAGGGTGGAATGGGTACAAAAGCGCATGACCTTTTTGTGTTGCCTTTGTGCAGAAAACACCATGACGAACTGCATGCGGATACAGTGGCATTTGAAGAGAAGTATGGTTCCCAACTGGAGCTGATATTTCGTTTTATCGATCGCGCGCTGGCGATTGGTGTGCTGTCCTGATTTTGTGGAGAAAGTTGATGCGTGATATTCAGATGGTTCTTGAACGCTGGGGTGCATGGGCGGCAAATAATCATGAGGATGTGACCTGGTCGTCCATTGCTGCCGGTTTTAAGGGATTAATTCCTTCAAAAGTAAAATCTCGCCTGCAATGTTGTGACGATGACGCGATGATCATTTGCGGGTGCATGGCCCGTCTGAAAAAGAACAACAGCGATTTACACGATTTATTAGTAGATTATTATGTATGTGGTATGACATTCATGTCACTGGCAAGTAAGCATTGCTGCTCGGATGGTTATATCGGGAAAAGGTTACAGAAGGCTGAGGGCATAATTGAAGGGATGTTAATGACATTAGATATCCGGTTAGATATGGATATCGTTGCTAATAATTCTAATTGATATGCAATTGTTTACTAAAAGTTATTAAAAATGGGGCGTGGAAACGCCCCCAAAATAAAGGGTAATATATAACAGAAGGTTTATATAGTAAGAAGTAAGGTAGTGCTTCTAAAGGAAGTGGCTTGAGGGCTCCACTTATATGTTGCGGAGGCAAAGCCTCCCGCAACATATCTTTTTCGTAAGTCAGATTAGAACTGATAAACCAGACCTACAGCGGCGATGTCGTCGGTATCAATACCAGCTGTTTTGGTAAACTTACTATCGTCAATTAAGTTGATTTTGTAATCAACAAAAGTGGACATGTTTTTATTAAAGTAGTAAGTAGCACCGACATCGACATACTTGACTAAGTCTCGGTCACCATGAACACCAAGGTCTTTACCTTTTGACTGAAGGTAAGCAACAGATGGGCGCAGACCGAAGTCAAACTGATATTGTGCTACTGCTTCAAAGTTTTGTGCTTTGTTTGCAATATGGTTATTACCAAAAACGGTCATATTCTGAGTTTCAGAATATGTGGTAGCCAGATAGATATTGTTCGCATCATATTTCAGGCCTGCAGCCCATACTTCCGCATTTTTGCCGGAGGCATTGAATTTGCTCTTACCATAGGCGACCTGACCGTCAGTGCGATCTGATTTAGCATAGGTTGCACCCACGCCGAATCCTTCATACTCATAAGTAGTGGAGAAACCGAAACCATCACCATTGGCTTCAGTTACGTCAGTGCGGTCATTTTTACCCTGATACTGAGCAGCAAAGTTCAGGCCATCGACCAGACCAAAGAAGTCGTTGTTACGATAAGTTGCAACACCAGTTGCACGTTGAGTCATGAACACGTCGGTTTGAGTCCAAGTGTCACCACCGAATTCTGGCAGGACGTCAGTCCACGCACCGATGTCGTATGCTACACCGTAGTTACGGCCGTAATCGATGGAGCCGTAGTCACCGAATTTCAGGCCAGCGAAGGCAAGACGGGTTTTATCTTTGGAGGAACCTTGAGATTCAGCGCGGTTGCCTTTGAATTCATATTCCCACTGACCGAAACCAGTCAGTTGATCGTTGATTTGGGTTTCACCTTTGAAGCCAAGACGGGCATAAGTAGTATCACCATCATCTGCATCATTAGAGGAGAAGTAGTGCTTAGCATTAACTTTCCCGTACAGATCCAGCTTGTTACTGTCTTTATTATAAATTTCAGCTGCCTGAGCAGACATCGCCATCAGTACTGATGCAGCTACAGCAGAAATTGCCACTGTTAATTTTTTCATCGTGAGCCCTTTTTTTGAACTATTATTAAAAAATGATGTCACTGCGCGATAAATATTCATCTAATCAATGTGATTATTTCAAGATGTAAGTTTTGGTTTCTCGTTTGATTTGTGAAGTAGATCTCTATTTTTATCTGAACTTTTTTCTATCGAATCCTATTCATGGCTCTTGGCTGAATAAAAATAAATCTATTAGCCAATTTATATTAATGTCTGTTATTTATAAGTGCTCTATAATTTGAAGGTTCAATTTAAACCGGCTAAAAATAACACTGGAAATTATTTGTTGGTTATTTGTTGAGATTTGCTTATGTATTTGTAGTGGTGTTTTCAATACTCGGTAGCATTCTCGCAAATATCATTTAGTGGTTTACGTACGTAAAAAATTGGTTATGCTATTAAGAGTGGTCACTTCGTCACACAGCTTAAACCCGCCGTCGAGCGGGTTTTTCCATTTTTTGAGTCTCGATATTAGCTGATAACCCAATACCTGAGTTATTCACTGACTCCGAGTCTGTTACGTTTCGTAGTATTCCCTCAATTTACACCCGCTTTGTCTGCGAGGTGGGGTTATGAAATCCATGGATAAGTTAACAACGGGTGTCGCCTATGGCACCTCAGCAGGTAGTGCCGGATACTGGTTTTTACAGCTGCTAGATAAAGTCACGCCCTCACAGTGGGCGGCAATTGGAGTGCTGGGTAGCCTGGTATTTGGCCTGCTGACGTACCTGACAAACCTTTATTTCAAGATTAAAGAAGATAAGCGCAAGGCTGCGAGAGGTGGATAATGCCTCCATCATTACGAAAAGCTGTTGCTGCTGCTATTGGTGGCGGGGCTATTGCTATAGCATCTGTGTTAATCACTGGCCCAAGTGGTAACGATGGTCTGGAAGGTGTGAGACATAATCCTTACAAAGACATAGTTGGTGTATGGACTGTATGTTACGGGCATACAGGAAAAGACATCATTCCCGGTAAAACGTATACCGAAGCAGAGTGCAAAGCCCTCCTGAATAAAGACCTTACCACTGTCGCCAGACAAATTAACCCGTACATCAAAGTCGATATACCGGAAACAACGCGCGGCGCTCTTTACTCGTTCGTCTACAACGTGGGTGCTGGCAATTTCAGAACATCGACGCTTCTTCGCAAAATCAACCAGGGCGATATCAAAGGCGCATGTGACCAGCTACGTCGCTGGACATACGCTGGCGGTAAGCAATGGAAAGGGCTGATGACTCGCCGTGAGATTGAGCGTGAAGTCTGTTTGTGGGGGCAGCAATGAGCAGGTTAACCGCGATTATCTCCGCTCTGGTTATCTGCATCATCGTCTGTCTGTCATGGGCTGTTAATCATTACCGTGATAACGCCATTACCTATAAAGAACAGCGCGATAAAGCCACGTACATCATCGCTGACATGCAGAAGCGTCAACGTGACGTAGCAGAACTCGATGCCAGATATACAAAGGAGCTTGCTGATGCTAACGCGACTATCGAAAGTCTCCGTGCTGATGTTTCTGCTGGGCGTAAGCGCCTGCAAGTCGCCGCCACCTGTGCAAAGTCAACGACCGGAGCCAGCGGCATGGGCAATGGAGAAAGCCCAGGACTTACAGCAGATGCTGAACTCAATTATTACCGTCTCCGAAGTGGAATCGACAAGATAACCGCGCAGGTTAACTACCTGCAGGAATACATCAGGACGCAATGCCTGAAATAATTTTTTTGCAAATCACAAAGTCCATTTAATGAGCCTCGCGATGCGGGGCTTTTTGCAATAAATGCGTACCGCAACGCATGTTTTTTACACCGAACCTGCCCCTTTGGAATGGGCCTTTGAGGATACCAGTTAGTGCTGGCGAGCCTCGGTGGGCTGGTTTCCTGTGCGGCAAAGGTTCATTTCAAAGAGTAGGTACACGCTATGAAATCATTAACCCTCTTCAATCAACCAATTCGTATCGGTGAAGATGGCATGATCTGCCTCACTGATATGTGGAAAGCCAGTGGTAAAAGTGAATCTGAATCTCCGTACCACTACCTGCGAAACAAGCAGACCAAAGAGTTCTTAGCCGAGCTGGAGAAAAACCACGAATCTGTGGTTTTTACTGAGCGCGGTGTACACGGTGGAACATATGGCGGGAAGTTTGTTGCTTACGATTATGCGGCTTGGTTAAACCCCGGGTTCAAGTACGCGGCCTATAAAGTCCTCGATGACTACTTCACCGGAGAACTTCAGCATCGCAACAGCTTAAGTGCGCAGCTCAACATGAAATGTCATGAGTTTGACCAGAAGAAAGACATGGCGAGCTTCTGCGGACAAGGGCTGGCAGCATGGCGCTATACGAAGCCAGTGTTGGTCGCTGAGATTAACTCCCTGGCTAACCAGCTGCAGATTACGATCCCCGGGCTTCTGGGATGAGTGATCGTGTTATTGAATGCGCCTCCAGAGCGGGGCGCGACTTCTCAGAGTTCATGAAAGGCGAGAAGGGCATGATGGAAGCATTGGCCTCGGTGGATGAGTTTGGCGAGCAGCTGCGCCTCAACGGCTGTGTCAATCATCACTTTGTTAGCTACATGATGCGGAACTCGATCATGCAGGCATTCATGGACATGGCAAAAGCCGAGAGGAAAGAAGAGCGCCGGCGTAAGCGAGCGGAAGCAAAAGCGAAGTAGCCATTACAAAGCCTATCTACGGGTGGGCTTGATAATGGCTTATACCCTACACGGGATAACTTAACTGATATCCCTTTTAAAGGATAAAGGTATTCAAGCCTGACACATCATGCGCTGTATCGCCGCCGTATTCCCGTATTAACAGAGACCGTAGCCCGACGGGGAACTCCTTCTGCGCGAGTGTGCGGGAATAATCAAAAACGATGCACACCGGGGTTACCGGGTACACATATTTCATCATGCCAGCGAGTCCGGTTCTGGCACGGAAGAAACCGGACGTTATGATTTAGTGCGGAAATATTTGTGTAGTGTTCTGAATGTTCTCAGTAAAGAGTAATGAATTATCAAAGGTATAGTAATACCTTTTGTTTTCGTGGATATTTGTAATCCATCTGAAAACCCCTGCTGTAGCAAGATTTTTCCTGTATTCGTAAAATGATAACTCTCCTGATTTGAATCCTTTTAAGGTGGCTTCTATAAGGCATTTATTTTTTGAAAATCTTACATTTACAACCTTACCCTGTCCTTTTATTAAAACCGTATTATCGTTTTCAAGAACAAGATGAATATTCTCTGTGGCTAAATAGTAAATGTAATGTGAGACATTGTGACGTTTTAGTTCAGAATAAAACCAGTGATAGTTTAAATTATTTCGCACTTTATCGAATATTTGTTTAAAAATGGCAACCTGAGCCATTGTAGTACCTTCCATGTGATATGAGGGGGCGTAGTCTGCTCGATTATCTAAATTGCTTCAATCTGGTCTAACCTGTTTTCTGAGCAATTCAGTAATGTCACTCTTTTCTTTGTTTGCTTCAGGCGAAACTCTTTTTTCTGAGCACAGTCTCCGGCGGCAGGCTTCAATGACCCAGGCTGAGAAATTCCCGGACCCTTTTTGAACAAGAGCGATGTTAATTTGTTCAATCATTTGGTTAGGAAAGCGGATGTTGCGGGTTGTTGTTCTGCGAGTTCTGTTCTTCGTTGACATGAGGTTGCCCTGTATTCAGTGTCGCTGATTTGTATTATCTGAAGTTGCTTTTACGTTAATTTGACGCAGATCAATTAATACGATACCTGCGTCATAATTGATTATTTCTCGTGGTTTGATGGCGTACAGGCACGTTGTGATATGTAGATGATAATTATTATCATTTTGTGGGTCCTTTCCGGCGATCCGACAGGTTACGGGGCGGCGACCTCGCGGGTTTTCGCTATTTATGAAAATTTTCCGGTTTAAGGCGTTTCCGTTCTTCTTCGTCATAACTTAATGTTTTTATTTAAAATACCCTCTGAAAAGAAAGGAAACGACAGGTGCTGAAAGCGAGCTTTTTGGCCTCTGTCGTTTCCTTTCTCTGTTTTTGTCCGTGGAATGAACAATGGAAGTCAACAAAAAGCAGCTGGCTGACATTTTCGGTGCGAGTATCCGTACCATTCAGAACTGGCAGGAACAGGGAATGCCCGTTCTGCGAGGCGGTGGCAAGGGTAATGAGGTGCTTTATGACTCTGCCGCCGTCATAAAATGGTATGCCGAAAGGGATGCTGAAATTGAGAACGAAAAGCTGCGCCGGGAAGTTGCAGAACTGCGGCAGGCCAGCGAGACAGATCTCCAGCCAGGGACTATTGAGTACGAACGCCATCGACTTACGCGTGCGCAGGCCGACGCACAGGAACTGAAGAATGCCAGAGACTCCGCTGAAGTGGTGGAAACCGCATTCTGTACTTTCGTGCTGTCGCGGATCGCAGGTGAAATTGCCAGTATTCTCGACGGGATCCCCCTGTCGGTGCAGCGGCGTTTTCCGGAACTGGAAAACCGACATGTTGATTTCCTGAAACGGGATATCATCAAAGCCATGAACAAAGCAGCCGCGCTGGATGAACTGATACCGGGGTTGCTGAGTGAATATATCGAACAGTCAGGTTAACAGGCTGCGGCATTTTGTCCGCGCCGGGCTTCGCTCACTGTTCAGGCCGGAGCCACAGACCGCCGTTGAATGGGCGGATGCTAATTACTATCTCCCGAAAGAATCCGCATACCAGGAAGGGCGCTGGGAAACACTGCCCTTTCAGCGGGCCATCATGAATGCGATGGGCAGCGACTACATCCGTGAGGTGAATGTGGTGAAGTCTGCCCGTGTCGGTTATTCCAAAATGCTGCTGGGTGTTTATGCCTACTTTATAGAGCATAAGCAGCGCAACACCCTTATCTGGTTGCCGACGGATGGTGATGCCGAGAACTTTATGAAAACCCACGTTGAGCCGACCATCCGCGATATTCCGTCGCTGCTGGCGCTGGCTCCGTGGTATGGCAAAAAGCACCGGGATAACACGCTCACTATGAAGCGTTTTTCCAATGGTCGTGGCTTCTGGTGCCTGGGCGGTAAAGCGGCAAAAAACTACCGTGAAAAGTCGGTGGATGTGGCGGGTTATGATGAACTTGCTGCCTTTGATGAGGATATTGAACAGGAAGGCTCTCCGACGTTCCTTGGCGACAAACGTATTGAAGGCTCGGTCTGG